CCAATAGTGGATTCGGAGCAGCTGGACAGGTAGCAGTTCAAAATCAATGGAGTACTACTACAATAGCTGTACCATCTATAGTTACTTTAAATAATGGAACTGAGTATTATTTTAGAGTACAAGCAATTGACCAAGGGTTGCCGGGAACATACGGAACTTTAACATTTACACCAAGCGCATAATAAAAATTATGTTTTGTAAAAAATATGATATTTATATATACAACAAATAATGTTACATTAATAAAGAATTATGGCAAAGAAAACAGACGAAGTTAAGTTTACACAAGAAGAATTGGATTCTATCCAAAATATAAGAACAGAGGCCTCTCAAATATTTTTTAGTTTGGGTCAATTACATATCGAAAGAAGAAATGTTAATGAAGGGCTTGATATAAGAGAAGAGCAGATTGAAGAGAAGCATGATGCATTGGTTTCGAAAGAAAAAGAGTTGTATGAAAAGTTAAACACAAAGTATGGGGATGGAACTTTTGACCCAGTGAGTGGAACTTTTATACCAAATGAAAAGAAATAATTATCTTTTTGAATTATTAACTAATACTTATATGTGTATAATATTACATTATCACTAAAGGAGAAAAAAAAATGGCAGAAAAAATCGTATCACCGGGAGTATTTACAAGAGAGAATGACTTATCATTCATTTCCCAAGGAATTGGTGAAATTGGTGCAGTTGTTATAGGACCTTTCCATAAAGGACCTGCATATGTACCAACCATCGTAAATACCCAATCAGAATTTGAAGAAATATTCGGTACACCTGATGGAACTTACTATACAGGATATACCGTACAAAATTATTTAAGAGAAGCAGGAACAGTAACAATTGTGAAAACTGGTCACGTTGGAGGATATACTCAAGTAGACCCAATCGGAATTGTAGTATCTGGTTCAAACCATGCTGGAGGAGTATCAGGAAGTGCTGGAGCTAGACAATTAGTAGGAGTTCTACATGCAACTGAAAATGGAACAGAAGATACTGGATTCCCTGTAGCAAGTAACTCAATTGAGTGTCAAATCTCATCATCAACATTTAATATAAGTGGTTCAGAAGTAGGAACATCTGTATCAGCATCTATCATACCATCATCTGGTAGTGATATTTCTGATGTATTTGGTGAATCACCACTAGGAGGTAAAAATGTATATGCATACAAATACTTCGAAAAAGCAGCAACAGACCAAGCAGGGTTCTTCGCCGCTAGTGGTTCATCTGTAGAGTTCGTTTCTTTAGCAGACCAAGATTTTGGATTTAATGAGCAAAGAGCAACGACACCATATATTAAATCACAACTTATATCTGGAGATAGACACAATCTATTTAGATTCCACACTTTAGGACATGGTACTGATACGAACCAAGCCATAAAGGTATCTATCTTTAATGTAAAAGCAGCTGGTTCAACAGCAGCTACAGATTACGCAACATTCTCAATTGCAGTAAGAAAGTTTAGTGATACAGATAAAAGAAAGAATGTATTAGAAACATTCAATAATCTAAATTTAGACCCAGCTTCACCTAATTACATTAAGAAAGTAATGGGTGATAGAGTTATCTCTATAGATTCAAATGGTAAAATGACTGAAACAGGTGATTATGTAAACAACTCTAAATACATCTATGTAGAATGTGTTGAAGAAGGTTCATTCCCAATATCAGCAGCACCATTTGGACACGCTGAGTATCTAAATCCTGTAGCTGTAGCTGGAAGTTCAACTGGAGCAGAGAACGATATCGTTCCTCCAGCAACATTCAGAACAACATCAGATAGTAATACAGCTAGTTCTAAATTGAACTTCGCTGGTATCGATGTAGAAACAGCAACAACTAAAATAGATAACAACAATTACTTAGCACCGATTCCAAATAACTCTGGAACAGGTTCAAACTCAATATTCGCATTTGATTCAACACTTTCTTATGAAATGACTGGTTCATCTGCAGTAGATATCGCTAAGAGACAATTTACTATCGGATTCCAAAGTGGATTTGATGGTTGTTCACCAACTGTAAGAAAACAATTAGGTTCAAACATTTCAGCTGGAAATTCGCAAGGATATGATTTATCATCTTCTACTGCTAGTGGTTCAGTTGCATATGTTAAAGCAATTAACGCAATTTCTAACCCTGATGATTTTGATATCAACTTAGTAGCTACACCAGGTGTTGTAAGAAGATTACACTCTTATGTATTTGGTAAAGTAGTAGATATGGTAGAAGCTAGACAAGATGCATTCTTTATTGGAGATGTAACTTCAGTAAACGATACTATATCACAAGCTACAACACAAGCTGAAGCAGTTGATTCAAACTACGCTGGTGTTTATTACCCTTGGGTTAAAACAATTGATGTTAATACAAATAAATTAACAGCAGTTCCACCATCAGTATTGATGCCAGGTATATTCGCAGCTAACGATAGGTTGGCAGCTGAATGGTTCGCACCTGCTGGTTTAAATAGAGGTGGTATCGTAGGAGCAGTTTCTGTATTAAACAGATTAACGCACGCTGAAAGAGATACACTTTATGAAAGTAAAGTAAATCCAATCGCTTCATTCCCTGGCGAAGGTATTGTAGCATTTGGACAAAAGACATTGCAAGATAAAGCATCCGCTTTAGATAGAATCAATGTTAGAAGATTATTAATCAAAGTAAAAAAGTTTGTGGCTAGTACATCTCGTTACTTAGTATTTGAGCAAAACACCGCTCAAACTCGTAACAGATTTATTAACACTGTACAACCTTATTTAGAAGGTGTACAACAAAGACAAGGGTTATACGCATTCAAAGTAGTAATGGACGAAAGTAATAATACTCCTGATGTTATCGATAGAAATATCTTAGCAGGACAAATATTCTTACAACCTACGAAAACGGCTGAATTCATAGTAATAGACTTTAACATATTACCAACTGGAGCATCGTTCTCGGCATAATTTTGAAAAAAAGAAATTTATATATTTATTAGTATAATAAAGGAGAAAACAAAATGGCAGAAGTATTAGAATTCAACGAAATGTTTTATACCAACTTTGAACCGAAGATGAAGAATAGGTTCATCATGAACATTGATGGTATAGATTCATATTTAATAAAAACGGCTAACAGACCTACGATTTCATTCGAACCCGTAACTTTAGACCATATCAATGTAAAAAGAAAGCTTAAAGGAAAAGGTGAGTGGCAAGATGTAGAGATTACTATGTATGACCCAATCGTACCTTCAGGAGCACAACAAGTAATGGAATGGGTGAGAACATCACATGAATCCCTTACTGGTAGAGATGGATACGCAGATTTCTATAAGAAAGATGTAAACTTCTTTATGTTAGGACCTGTAGGTGATAAGATTGAACAATGGACTCTTAAAGGTGCATTTATTACATCAGCAGCATTCAATGACTTAGATTGGGCTTCTAATGACCCAGCTGAGATTACATTAACGTTATCTTACGATTACGCAATATTAGAATTCTAAAATATACTTTAAATATACTTTGATTTAAAAGGTTCTCTTAGTGAGAACCTTTTTTTTTTCTACTTTTTTAACTTTTATATATTTATATACAAACAAATAAGAGTTATTTATTATGGCAGAAAAGAAAACGTATGATTTCCCAACGGAAGTAATCAGTTTACCTTCAGAGGGTAAAGGTTATCCAACCGATAGTCCACTTTCAAAAGGTGAGATAGAAATCAAATATATGACAGCGAGAGAAGAAGAAATACTATCTTCTCAGAACTTAATCAAAAAAGGTGTAGTATTGGATATGTTATTTGAATCAATTATAGCTGATTCATCTATTAATCCAGATGATATCTTAATTGGTGATAAGAACGCAATTGTATTAGCAACAAGAGTATTAGGATATGGAGCACAATATAACGTTGAACTTCCATCAGATGATGGTGGTAGAGAAAAAGTATCTATTGATTTATCAAAGGTAGAAACAAACGGAGTAGATGCATCTAAACTAAATAGTAAAAACGAATATAACTTTGTAACACCAATAGGTAAAAACAAAATCGTTTTTAAATTACTAACACATGGTGATGAGAAAAAGATTGATGCTGATGTAAAAGCTATGAGTAGATTAAATAAAGGTGGTGTAACTCCAGAACTTACTACTAGATATCGTTATATGATTAAATCTATAGATGGTAAAGAAGATACTAAATCTATAGTTGATTTTATCAAAAATAAGTTTTTAGCAAGAGATACACGAGAATTCAGAAATCATATTAAAGGCATCCAACCTGATATGAAGATGGAATTTGAGTACGATAACCCTATAAATGGAGAAAGGGAGGTAACTCCTATCCCCATGGGGGTTGGGTTTTTTTGGCCTTCCGAGTAACTACTCATCTGTACTACATAATCAAATCTTTGAGATGTGTTACTACGGAAATGGTTACACATTTAAAGATGTATATAGGATGCCTGTACACATTCGAATGTTCCACTTCAAAAAGCTAGTGGATGCTAAGAAAGGTGAAAAGAAGAAACAGGAAGACTCGATGAAAAAAACATCAGCCCGAAAACCAAATGTAAGAGTGAGGAAATAATTCCTCACTTTTTTTTTATACTATATTTATATAAGAATTAAACTACATAGGAGAAACTTATGAAATTAACAAAAGAACAAGCAAATATCATAAGAAGTACGGAATCTTTCACAAATGAAGGAATTGTACAAAAGATGTTTGCTAAATTACTTAAAAGTAAACTAAAAAAAGACCCGAATTTCAAAAGAGCAGTTGATGATGCTGATAAAGCAGCTATAAAACTACAAAAAGCAATCAAATCAGCTGAAGATACTGGGGTAGAAATTCCTGATAGATTAAAAAGATACGCAGGTTTATAATATAGTATAAATGGCAAATAGAGCAGAACAAGAAAAGGAATATCAGGATATTTTAAAAGTATCCAAATCTCTTCTCGGTGATATCACAGAAATGATTGATAAGAATGAGAGGAAAACTAAGGGTATGTCTGATACTCAACGTTCTTACAACGCTCTATTAAGAGATAGAATTAACGAAGCAGGTGAATACGAAGATATAGAATCTACGATAGCTCAATTAACAAAAGATAATCAATCGTATAATGCTACAGTTAATAAACAACTAAAAGATAAAAGAAGAACTGAAAATGGTTCTCTAAAAACTATAAAAGCCACACAGGCAAAGCAAAACGAAATTTTTAAAACTGCAGTAGCTACATTACAAGCCGAAGAAAAATATGGTTCAGCTATACAAACAGTAGATGCAAGTGCACAAGATTTAGCTAATACTTTATCAGGTAGTATTGATGGCTTTATGAGTTCGGTGGGTAATATACCTGTTGTTGGTGGAATGTTAAACTCAATAGCATCAGGTCCAGCTGAAAATCTAAAAGGAGCTTTAGGTGGAGCAGCTCAAGATTTCACAACATCGTTTGGAAAATCTATGAAAGCTGGTAAAGGTGGTTTGGCATCTCTTGCATCAGCAGGTAGTGCTGGTATGAGTTCATTAGCAGCGGCAATTAATCCCGTAGGTTTAGCTATATTAGCAGTAGTTGCTATAATAGGTGCTGGGTTAATGGCATTTAAAAAATTAGAAGATGCTGCTAAAGCATTTAGAAATGAAACTGGGTTACTACGTTCTCAAACGGATGGTTTAGATACCAGCATTATGAAATCCTACAAATCTACAGTAGCTTTAGGGGCTTCAATGGAAGATGTATCAAAAGCAGCTGCAGAATTTACAAATCAATTTGAAGGATTGGT